TTGAGATTTATTGAGATTGTTTGAGGGTTTAAATCTTATCTTTATAAAGCTTGATAATCTTAATATCTCTGTAAACTAGTAAAGATATTTGAAGATAATTAGTTATAAATTATAGATATAGTTGTTATATATATTTTACAACCTCTGAGAGAAGAGAACAAAAGGGGTACATATGTGCCATGGGGGGTAGTGGGGGTATATATATAATGCTTATACAAAATACAGAGCTTTGAATGTAAACTAGATAGTCTCGCCCTGCTATAAAGATTCGCATAAGACTTGCTATATTGCTGGACTGCCCCAGATAGACTTATATGCTTCACCCCCTGGAGAGTTGATATATATATTATACTATACCTTCTGCATTTGTCAACTCTAAATCAAAATAAATGTTGTCAACTAGATGTAAACTTGTTATAATGAATACATGAACAATAACTTTCTACCAACTAACTCAGATAATAAACAAAGAAAACTTACAGAACAACAACAAAGCTTTTTAACAGCCCTCGGTGGTTCATGCAAAGGTGATATTAACCTAGCTCTAAAAGAAGCAGGGTATGCTGACAGTTCTAAATCTAATGTAGTAGATTCCCTAAAGGATGAGATAGTAGATGTTGCCACAAAGATTCTAGCAAAGTCTGCACCAAGAGCCAGTCAGAAGTTAGTGGAGATATTAGAGAGTGACGACCCTATACCACAAGTCAATGCTAAACTACAAGCAGCACAAACATTGTTGGATAGAGTAGGTATTGCGAAACGAGATAAGCTAGATGTAACTCATACATCAGCTTCAGGAATATTCATTATACCTTCTAAAGAAAAATTAATTGATGCAAACGCAGAGGATATTGAAATAGATGATGAAGAGAAATAGTTCAACTATTCCTTTTGGTTATAAGTTAGGTGAAGATAATAAAACACTAGAGATTGTTGATAAAGAAGTATCAGCATTAAAAGAAATGAAAGATGGTGTTAAATCAGGTGCTTTTAGTTTAAGAGGAGCAGTTGAAATATTAGAACATCAAACAGGCAGGAAGTTATCAGCTATGGGTTTAAAGAAAATCATAGACAAAGATAAACCAGAGCCAGTAATACAATCAAAAGGTTTGTTAAGTAAGAATGACTGAAGAAAAAAAGAAACGACAATACAATTATAGTTTCGCACATAAAGCTAAGATGGCTTCTAGAAAAGCTGTAAAAGCTAAAGAAAAAGAAATAGCTAAACTAAAAAAGAACTTGGAGAATAAAACAAGAAGACTTCGAGATAAGAAAGAAACATTAAAGGTCGTACAAAATGCCGAAACAAATAAAGAAACGAAAAAGGGTTTGGTTATCGAAGAAGACAAGCTTGACACCTTACCTAGTCCTGTTAAGAAACTCATTGAAGAAGAAAAAGAAAGAATAGTATTTAAACCTAATGAAGGACCTCAAACAGATTTTCTAGCAGCACCTGAACAAGATGTATTATATGGTGGTTCTGCTGGAGGTGGTAAATCGTATGCTATGTTAGTAGACCCATTACGATTTATGCACATTAAAGAACATAGAGCATTACTGTTAAGAAAGTCAATGCCTG